GTTCAGGCATTGGCGTTGGAACATTTTACTACATGCTCAAAGAAGCAGGCGTGGTATTTCCAAAGCAGGACAGCTCAACTGTTCGAGATATTGCAGTGCTCAAAAAGGATAATACTAGAAAAGAGGATGCTATACAGCAACTTGTCCAGCTTAAAGGAATTGAAGCCCACGAAGCAGAAAGGATAGTAAACGAGGTTTACAATCGTGATGACATAGATTTGGCATCTATGGCAGGCGACCCAGAGAAGCTTATTGAATCTTTGATGGCTTGGCTTAATCAAAATCATACTATCAAAAAAAACGCTATTACAGGCTATTATGAGGAAAAAGGGCAGAATCTAAGTAAAGAGGCTTTGAATGGGATTTATCTGCGTGCTAAGAGCGTATTTAATAGCCCAAATGTAACTTTTGATTTAGTAGAGCGAATAATATTTTCACCATTTACTGTTGAGTACAACCCAATAACAAGCTATATAAACAAAAATCTTCACCGAAATAAAGATGGGCAGATAAATACTTTAATTCAAACAATCAATTCTGAGACATTAAATTATCACATCTATATCAGAAAATGGATGCTCTCTTTAATCGCAGCCTATGAAGGGCACCCAGTTCGCTCGGTGCTCTCTTTGGTTGGGGGTCAGAGGACAGGAAAGACTGAATGGTTTAGGCGTTTACTTCCTGATGGATTAAAGAAATATTACGCAGAGAGCAAACTCGATGCAGGCAAAGATGATGATATTTTGATGTGTCAAAAGCTAATTGTAATGGATGACGAAATGGGTGGAAAATCTAAGCAAGATGAGAAGCGATTCAAAGAGCTAACAAGTAAGTCCATATTTAGTTTGCGTGCGCCCTACGGTCGGACAAATGAAGATTTTAAACGCCTTGCAGTCCTCTGTGGAACTTCCAATGACTTAGCTATAATAAACGACCCCACTGGCAACACTAGAATTTTGCCTGTCAATGTAGTAAGCATAAATCATGAGCTTTTCAACTCAATAGACAAAGATGAGCTTTTTATGGAATGTTACAGGGCATACGTTCGTGGCGATGAGTGGCAACTAAACAGGAGCGAGTTCGCAGTATTAAACGAGCTTACGACCGACTTTGAAGCCATCCCAGTAGAGCGTGAATTGATAATGCTTTACTTCGCAGCCAATAGCGAAACTGGTATGGGTAAAAAGTACCTTACAGCCTCTCAGATAAAAATGCACATCGAAATTAATAGCAAACAACAGATAAAAAACGTGAAAATTTTCGGTGCAGAGTTAAAGCGACTTTTTGGGGTTTCTGTTAGCAAAAGAATAGATGGACAGATTTTAAAAGTTTATCCAGTTTATGAAGTTAATAACAGTCAAGGCTTTAATAGTCAGCAAGTTGAGGATGATGAAACGCCTTTTTAAATGTAGTAATGTAGAAGGATGTAGAAAGTAAAGTAATACTTTACCTTCTACGCACTTTTGAATTGGTTTTTAGAGAGTTATGAGGGTTTGTAGTAATGTAGAAGGAAGAATATTATTATTTTAGTATCTAGGAATAAAAAAATAAAAAAAATAAAAAAAATATTTTTGTTTTGTAGGGAACTCAAACAATACATAACATTCTTCCTTCTACATTTTTGAAAAACAGCCCTAAAATACTAAAAACCAACAAATTATAAAAAAATTATTCCTTCTACATTTTGGGTTCTTCCTTCTACACCTAAAAAATTAAGTATCTAATAATTAAACAGTTAAAAAAAATGGCAAAATCTGAAGTAAAAATTCACGCAGAAATTTACACCTATTTCCACAACTATTACCCCCATTTGCGTGGGTGCTTATGTTATAACTTAAATAACTCAGCAAATGCGATTCAAGGCAATTTAAACAAACAACTAGGACTGCAGAAAGGCAGGTCTGATTTGGCTCTCTACTACATGGGAAAAGCCTATTTCTTGGAGCTAAAAGATGAGACAGGTAAGCAAATGAATGAGCAAAAGGAATGGCAAAAAATCATGGAAGCTCACGGATTTGACTATATTGTTTTAAGAAGCTTAGAGGACTTTAAAAAGTTTTTAGAAAAAAATTTGATTAAATAAAACTTTTAATTACTTTTGCAACAGTCGAAAGTAACGGTGCTAGACTTAAAGAAAAATTTTATGAGTTGTGAAATTTGTTTAAATGGGGCTTATTCTAACTGCCCATGTTGCTCTGAAGATGAAGAGCAACTAAAAGAAGTAACTGCCCATGTTAGCTTGGAAGTTTGGGTAAATTGCCCACACTGCGACAATAAGCAGGATGTATCAGATGCATTAATTGATAATCTCGATGAAAACCTTTGCGCATCAAATTTAGAGGTTGAGATTAAGTGCGACAATAACAACTGCCAGGAAAAATTTATAATCACTAAAGCAAACTACTAGAATGAAGGTAAATAAAAAACAGAGGCTGACAAAAATAAATTGTCAGCCTCAATCTACACTAGAAAATTCTTTTCCTATTGTGCTAGAGCCTAAAGGAAAATATTTCTTAGAGAGTTACAGTAGCTTATTGCGTTTGATGGCTATAAATGAGCTCTACATAGAACAGATTGAAGCTCTCGAAAGTAACAAAGCTGTCTTTAAATTTGAGTTCAAAAAACAGGCTAATTTAATGAAGCAACAGGCTGAATTATTAACAAAAAAAGTCTATGTCAGCCCTGGTTTAATGGATGAGTTCGATTTGCTGTATACTGAGGCAATAGTAAAATGCAAAGAGATTTTAAACACTATAATCGCAGTGGAATGATAGACAAAGAAATGGCACGTGAAATTTTAAACAATTTCATGAAAAAACACGACCTAAACGAGAGCGATGTAAAATATAATATTCGTAATGATTTCTTCTTTAAAATCCCAGAGGAAGAAAGAAAGGCATTTAAGAAAATCGCCACTGCGATAATTGGCAAACATATAAAATTTTATATCAGCCAAGTCCACCAAGAGTTCTTAATTGTCGAGTGTAGCGTATCTGAAGCCTTTGAAATAGAAATTCAATTGGAAGCCTATAAAACAGGACACGCCTATTAATTAGCTATTTATGTAAAAAGCCCCACCGAAATTGGGGCTTTTTTGTTGCAACAATGTTGCATTTATCAATATAAAATTATAATACAAAAAATAGTTTTTTGCTATTTATAAAACTTTTAATTAACTTTACATAAAAAAAATGAGTCAATTTAATTACAACTGGACACTAAAAGATGCAGTATTTACTAAGGATAAAGGCAAAGTATTTAGTTGTTTTGCTTGTGGTGGTGGTTCAACAATGGGGTATAAATTAGCAGGGTTTGATGTTATAGGTCACAATGACATTGATAAAAAGATGGTTGAAGTTTACAAAGCAAATCACAATCCAAAATATTCTTTTCTTGAATCAATTACAACATTTGCCAAAAGAAAAGATTTGCCTTCTGAACTTTATAATCTCGATATTTTGGATGGTTCGCCACCTTGCAGTTCCTTTTCGATGGCTGGAAACCGTGAAAAAGACTGGGGTAAAGAAAAAGTATTTAGAGAAGGCCAGGAATTGCAAGTATTAGACACTTTATTTTTTGATTTTATTGATTTAGCAAAGGAATTACAGCCGAAAGTAATAGTGGCAGAAAATGTAAAAGGGTTAATTATGGGAGCTGCAAAAAGTTATGTAGTTAAAATTTACAAAGAATTTGACAAAGCTGGATATTATGTGCAACACTTTTTACTTGACGCTTCAAAAATGGGAGTGCCACAACGTAGAGAAAGAGTTTTCTTTATTGCGTTAAGAAAAGATATAGCAACACCATTTTTATATTATGCAGATATGTTTACTGAATTGCCTAAAATTGATATGCAATTTAACGAACCAATAATAACATTAAATGATATTAAAGATAATAGTGCTAATGATGAAAAATGCGAAATGACCGATGTAAAAAGAAATATCTGGAACAATAGAATTAATGGAGATAGTGATTTTAGTTGCACATTAGGAAGAATTGAAAACAGACCAAATTCAATGTTTAATAATAATTATTTATACGGTAACAAGCCATTAAATACCATTACATCAAAAAAGAATGATGTGCTTTTTGATGAACCAAGACATTGTAATTTTAACGAAAACACATCCGGGCAAACATATCCAAAAGATTACAACTTTTTAAATATGCCTTATTTGTATTTATTAGGAATGAGTGTTCCACCAGTAATGACTGCACAAATAGCAAAGCAAGTATATGAACAATGGCTAAGTAAACTATGAAACCAATAGAAAAAAGAGATTTAGAGGCTGCGAGCTTGGAGGCTTTACGCTATCAAATTACAGATAGAGCTTTTGCCACTAGGAATTGGCAAGATTTAGAAAGAAAGTGCAATGCTTTACCATGTCCAGGATGCAAAAAAAAATGCAATCCGTGTAAAGAGAAAAAACCAACTTTTGCAAAGGGGACAATTTTTCAAGTTAAAAACGCAAACTCTGGTGCTAGAAAATTCACAATTAGACAGCTTGATGCCTTAATGAAGGTTTTAAAAATGGTATCATGAGCCAGTTAGAGTTATTTTCTCAACCAAAAAGAAAGCCAAAAGATAAAAGCATTATTTTAAGGCTCGAAACCGTATCAGAAATGGCTAATTTTATAAAGCTAGTAGAAACTAAGCCAGAATTAAAAGAGGCTTATGAAGGCTTTAAAACAGCCCTAAAATCAAATAATATAAAACTTAAAGTATTAAGCAATGAAAATTACTAAAGAATCAATTTTATCACTTGGGTTTGTAGTGGAGTTTGAAAACCCTGTGGGCTTTAGGTTTTTTCACCCTAACTTTCATAAAATCTGTTATGTATTTTGGAATAAATCGCAAACAATATCATTGTCTGTTTTGGATTCGTTTAATGAGTTTAGTTTAATTGAGTTTGAAACTATTAAGCACTTCACTACTGTTCACAAGGCAATTTCACAACCAAAACTTAAAATACAGGATATTTCACTTTGCGACCCAAACACGAGATTTTGTATTAATCAAAAATAATTGTTACTTTGCAACAAAAAAGCAACGTAAAAGCAATGGAAGAGCCAAAAATTAGAATTGTTGGTAAGCCTTTTTCTAAGGGAGTTTCAGGCAACCCAGAAGGCAAAAAAAAGGGCGTACCAAACATAAAAACCGTATTAAAACGTGTTTTACAAATTGAGCTATTACTCACGAACCCATTAACAGACGTGGAAGAACATACCACCCCAATGGATGCGATTGCCTGCCGATTGGTAGCAAACGCAATCAGGGGTGATATTGCCTCAATCAAAGAAGTTTATGAGCGTTTGGAAGGTAAATCACAATCAAATGTGAGCTTAGAAGCTGAAGTAAAAAATCAAATAATTCGCATTGGCTTTAAAAATCCTGATGAGCTTAGTCAGGTAGGCGATGAGGATGAAGAAACTGAAGAGTAAAGTGTGAATGAATATTTAGACATAGAATTTAATCCAGAGCTATTTAATGACCTATTTTGGGAGCTTCAAAGAGATTTTGATGACCCCAAAATCAGGTTCATTTATGCCTATGGGGGTTCGTCTGCTTCAAAAACTTATACGGTTACGCAGTTATTGGTTATGAGGATGTTAACTCATACTGATGATAACACTATGGTACTAAGAAAGTATGGGGTGGACATAAAAGATTCTATTTACTCAGATTTTACTGGAATTATTGACAATTGGGGGCTAAAAGAGCATTTTATTTGCCAAACTAACTACATAAGGTGTAAATTAACAGGCACTTATGTTCGATTTAGGGGCTTGGATGATTCCGAAAAAATCAAAGGTTTAGCCAACTTTAAAAGAGTTGTTTTAGAAGAGATTTCACAATTTGATGAGATAGATTTAAAGCAAGTTAGAAAAAGGCTAAGAGGGAAGGAAAATCAGCAAATAATTGGCTTATTTAACCCAATTGAAGAAACTCATTGGCTAAAAGTGAATATTTTCGATAAAGCTGGGCTTATTCCACAACCTGTAAACTGCAATATTACTGAGAAACTAAGTAATGCTGCAGGCGATTTTGTTGTGTATAAAGTTACTTACTTGAATAATTACTACATTGTAGGCAAATTTAACGAAGTAGGCGAACAGATTGGTGGCTTTGTCGATACGCACACAATTAATGATTTTGAGAAAGACAAAGTAAATGACTTTGCATATTACCAAATTTATGGGCTTGGGAACTGGGGTAAAATACGAACAGGTGGCGAATTTTGGAAGGATTTTAATTCAAATACGAATATTGCAAAAGCCAAATGGAACGAATCACTGCCACTTCATATCTCTTTAGATGAGAATGTAAACCCATATTTAACGTGCTTAATATTTCAAATAGAGGGTAAAAATATCACGCAAATTGATGAGATTTGTCTGCCTGACCCACTTAATCGTAGGCATTACATTGCAAATGAATTTAAAAGGCGTTACCCAGTTAACAGGTGCGCAGGTTTGTTTATTTATGGAGACAGAACATCGTGGAAAGAGGACACTGGAAAAGAGAAAGGTGAGAACTTTTTCACCGATTATATGAGCCACCTCAAAGAATACAACCCCTCACTAAGATTGCAGAGCGTAAATCCTTCTGTATTTCAAAGTGGGGCTTTTGTAAATAAATGTTTTGCAGGGCAAATTGAAGGCATAAAGCTAACTATTGGCGATAACTGCAAAGAGAGTATTTATGATTATACGTACGCCTTAGAGGACAGCGATGGAACTCTGAAAAAATCAAAGAAAACAAACCCAATAACAAAGGTAAGTTATGAGGAGTTTGGGCACGCCTCTGACTGTTTGCGTTACTTTGTTACTGTTGCTTTTGCTCACGAATATGAGGAGCATTTGAACGGTGGGAAGTCAATTAATTTTAAATCAATCGCAATCAAGCGAAAAAATCAATTTTAATTTTATCTTTGTAAAAAAATATTATATGGGATATTTAACTGCCAAAGATTACGATGGACATATACAGGAAGTAAACTGGAATCAGATTTTACAGGGAAAAGCTAGGGTACAATCACAAGCTGAGAGCTTTGCAATTTCTGAAATTACTTCGCATTTGGTTCAAAAATATGATACTGCTTCTGAGTTTACAGAAACATCTGTTTATAAAAAATCAGCCACCTATCTAGGTAACTCGAGAGTTTATTTAGATGGTCCACTTTTTGTTTCTGGGGCTTATCCTTTGGATTCAATCGTGAGCTTTACAAATGGAAATGTTTATATTAAAAATGCAAATACTGTTGGGTACACAAACCAAGCCCCAACAGACACAAATTACTGGACTTTGCTAGGTGTTCAGTATTCTATTTATTTCGTGACCCCCCCGTGTACTGTTTATAATTGGGCAGATGCTTACAAAGCAGGCGACCAAGTATTTTACAAAACAAAGATTTATACTGCGATTCAAGATATTATTGCAAAAAACTATATTTTGCCTGGAACTAACTTAAACTATTGGAGTGCTCCACAGGATTACTCAATTACAGCTATTTTGCCAACGGACATAACAAAGTGGACTTTTGGCGACAATAGAAGTATTTTAATTTATAACTGGTGCGCAGATATTGCTATTTTTAACGCTTTGCAAAGGATTTCAAGCAGAAATATAATGCAAAATAGAATAGATAATTATAATGCAGCTATCCAGGGGCTAAAAGATGCAGCTTCTGGGCTTAGAACTATTCCTGATTTAGCTCTCAATCAGCCAACTACTACTGAAGGTAGAACCATAAAATTTAATTCAAACCCTAAAAACTTATTCTAATGGCTTGGAACATTAAAAACATGTTACCATCACTTTTCGGCAGTCTTAAAACTAAAGACTTGAGGGCTAATATGATGCCAATGGCTTCTAATAGAGCCAGAAAGGAGTTAAAAGATTTAAAAGATGCGATAAAGGAAGCTGAAGGAGCATATCCACATTATAGGTTTAGAGCTAGAATGCAGGCGATTTACCACGATACGATTGGCGATGGTCACGTGTTGGCTTGTATGAGAGCAAGAAAGGCATTGACTTTAAAAAAAGAATTTGCAATTAAAAACGCTGCTGGCGAAATTGATGAGGAGTGGACCAAGTTTTTTAAGCAGAGATGGTTTTATTTAATCCTTAATTCTATCTTAGATGCCCAATTTTATGGCTACAGCTTAATCAATTGGACTGAGGTGAAGGATAATAAGCTCAAAGGATTACAGGCAATAAGAAGAGATTTTGTAAGCCCTGACCGTGAAGAGATTTTAACTTATCCATATTCACAGTCAGGCACTAGCATAGACAATGAGGACATAAAAGATTGGTGCTTATACACTGCAACCCCTGACGAGCTTGGGTATTCGATTTGTGGGTATGGGTTGCTATTATATGTATCTGTTTACGCAATCGCAATCAGGAATAATTTAGGCTTTAATGCTGATTTTGTTGAGAAGTTTATAATGCCTTTTGTAGTCGCTAAGACTATGAAAAGAGAAGGTGAAGAAAGACAGCTTTTAGAGGATGGCATAGCAAATATGGCATCAAATAATAGCGTTGTGCTTGACCCAACAGACACTATTGAATTTATCGAAGCAAAAAATACTGGCTCTGCGTATAATTCTTTTGATAACTTGGAAAATAGGTGCGAGAAAAAAATCAGTAAAATTATTTTAGGACACGCAGACGCAATTGATAGCACAACTGGAAAGCTAGGAGCTACAGGCAAAGATGACGCAGTATCTGAGGCGTTGGAAAATGTAGAAATCGCTGACAATAATTTTGTGCAATATGAAATAAATGACTGCTTCTTTGATAAGCTTAGAAATTTAGGCTTTGATATTCCAAAGGGAGCCACTTTTGAGTTCTTAAACAGTGGCGAAAAAGTGGAGAAACTAGACAAAGAAAGCACGGTAAATCAAAAGTTTGCTGGGGTCGTTAAAACTTTGTATGACGCAGGGCATGAGGTAGATTCTAAATATATCTCAGAGCAGACTGGTTATCCTGTTACAAAAAAAGCTGATATTTTGCCTCAAACAGACGTGGCTAAGGCAGTAAAAAATCTTTATAATGGATTATAGTGAAAATCTAAAAAGGCTCTTAAATCAGGCAATTTATAATGGAAATATAACGCCATTAAATTTGCCTGATAATCTTTATAAGCAGACTGCTTTGCATCTTACTGGTGCTTTAGAAAATGGAGCTGGCATAGATTTTTCAAATTATCAATTTGGTGAGATTGGCAAAGAAATGGCTTACAATCTTAGAGAAAATATTTATCTTTTCTCTGGGGCTAAGACTTTTCAATATGTTTTGAGCACTAAAAACTTGGTAATTGATGAGGCTGGGCAGGTAATTCCTTTTAAAGAGTTTGAGAAACTAGCAGGTGAAAACTTTGATTTGTATAATAAAACTTGGCTAAGAACTGAGTGGAGTACGGCACAAATTTCTGCTAAAAATATAGTGGATTTTAAGGAATTAGAGGCAAATGCTGAGTTTTTTCCTTTTGTCAAATATAGGACTTTGGGTGATTCAAATGTTAGTGAAGTTTGTAAGCAATTTGATGGCGTAGTTAAGCGAATAGGCTCTGACTGGCTAAAGGTAAATGCCCCACAAAATCACTTTAATTGTAGGTGCTATTTAGAGCCAATGGAGGATGGGGCTGAAACAAATACATCACGAATGAAGGTAAAACCTGAGGGAATTTTTGCTCAAAATCCAGCTTTTACAGGTCAGGTATTTACTAAAGCCCACCCATATTTTGATGTCCCACCTCAGTTTGAAAAGTTCGCCAAAAACAACTTTAATTTGGACTTACCAAACAAGCCAAAGCAAACAGAATATGTAGCTGGAAGGAATATAAAAGAGGTTAAGCAGAATATTTATGAGGCTTTTAAGGAAAATACTATTTTGGATGTAAATCCAAGCATAATATTTGGCTCAGAATTGAGCTTGGAAGCTGTAAATTCGAGGGCTAAGGCGATTTATGAGCTGACTAGGGATTATAGCCTAAATCCTTCTATGCTTCCAGGAAATAATATAAAAATAAGCTTTAAGAGTACGCAAAGCAGTTATGGCTCTGTTAAGTCGTTTGATAGAAAAGTGGAAATACATAGTATTAACTTTGGAAGCAAAAATGCGACAATTGTAGAGCGTGGAAGGACTTCTGAGAGAGCGCATTTTAAAAGTAGAACTGATTCAAAGCACTTTGATATTGCAACAGTAGTGCACGAGTTTGCTCACCTTATGGCGGTAAGCCAACACGCAGCAATCTCAACAGCAGAAATTAAGGCTTTTTTTACTGAATTAAGAGTATTAAAAAACGCTTATAGTAATGAAATATATGAGCTATCAAAAAATGGAGTAATTCAAAAAGAATATTATGAGATTCATTTGGGAACTTATGCAGGTAAAAACCTAAATGAGTTTATGGCAGAGGGCTTTACTGAATACAAATTGTCATCAAATCCAAGTAAATATGCCATAAAAATTGGCAATTTAATTGATAAAACATTTAAAAAATGAAAGAATTAATTTTGTTGTGCCTTACTTGTAAGCACTTTAATGAAGAAAAAGGCAATTGTGAAGCCTTTGAAAAGATTCCAGATGAGTTTTTATCTGGCGAGTTCGAGCATACACGAGTTGTAAAAGGGCAAAAAAACGAGATTAAGTATGAACCAGCCTAAAAATCCAATTACGCAACTCAAAAGGCGTTTAGTTGAGATGAAACAAAAACTACCACCTGCAGTTGGTTTAATTGCCAAGTCTCACTTTGAGGGTAATTTTAGAGGGCAGGGCTTTGACAATCAAAAATGGGCAGAGGTGCAGAGAAGGATTCCTGAAACAAATGCGTATAAATATGCAACTAAAGCTCAGCGAACTTCTGCGATTTTGAGTGGTAAAACAAAGCTTTTAGCTAAATCTATCTATGTAAAAAGTGCAACTTGGAAAAAAATAGTGATTGCATCTAGTTCCAAATATGGCAAATTTATAAACGAAGGAACGCCAATAATGCCACAGCGTAAATTTATGGGCTTTTCCGTAAAGCTTAATAAAAAAATCCTTAGTTTTGTAAAAAAACAAGCTGATAAAGTATTTAAAGGATGAAGAGCATTATCACTGAATTAGTCGATTTAATAAAGGCTGAAATTCCTGAGTTTTTTGCTGTTGGGGTTTGGAATAACCAGCTACAGGCAATGGCTGATGGAGTAGGATATGAAGTGCCAATGCCTTCTTTATTTGTTGAGCTTCAAAATCCTAACAATGTTCAGCAGTTAGGTATGGGCGTTCAGCTTTATGAGTTGTATGTAGTTATTCATATTTGCCACGCAAATTATAACAACGTAGGCGATATGATAGATGCTGATTTGGAAATATTCGACTTAAAACAAAAAGTATTTGAGTTAATCCAAAGAGTTGAGCTAACAAAATGCTGCGAACTTGTAAGGATTGCAGAGGACACGGATATAAATCACGATACTGTGGTGCACTATATTCAGACCTATACAACGAACTTTACAGACTTTTCTAAACAAAGATACCAAAAACAATTTACCACCCTGCCTACAGGCTTAAATATCGAAATAAATGGCTAGAACTATAAACCAAGTAATGGCACAAGTTATTGCTGAGAAAGAAACGCATACTTCACTTGCACAATTAAATTCACCTTCTGCTGTAGCTATTTGGCGTATGTGGGTTTATGTTTTTGCTGTTTGCGTAGTCGTTTTAGAGAAACTAATTGATGTTTTTAAGGCTGATTTTGAAGTTACTGCCTCTCAATCAATTGCTGGCACCCCTGCTTGGATTGCCTATATGATTAAGAAGTGGCAAAGTGGCGATATTATCCAGCTAAATTTGGATTCTAACAGCCCAGGATTCTTAACATTTTATTACCCAGTTGTAAACTTGGCAAAGCAAATTGTAACACGTGTTTATGTTGCTACTGGCGTAAATAAAACCGTAAATATTAAAGTGGCAAAGGGCACGACTGCAACAGCTTTGACTACTACGGAAAAAAACGAGCTAAGTGGTTATATTAGGCAGTTCCTTCCTGCAGGAGTGACTTTTAATTTGGTTTCTGTAGATGGCGATAAAATAGCGATTTCTGCCAATATTTATTTTGATGGGCAGTATTCTATTACAATAAAGGATTCAGTAAAAAATGCCCTATTAAACTATCTCGCAAACTTGGATTTTAATGGAGTTATAAAGGTTTCTAAGATACAGGATGTAATACAGGCAATTGCAGGAGTTAATGATGTAGTTATTACTGATATTCAAATACGAAATTACTCACAAGCGTACGGAACTGGGCTGCATTTAGTAGTAGGCTCTGCAGTAGTTATAAAAGATGCAGTGCCTTTTAGTGGTTACGCAATTGAAGAAACAGAGGCGACCCATACATTTAATGATACTTTAAATTTTATAGCACAATAATATGCCAATTTGGGATTTTAACTATACTGAATTAGAATATCAGGCAATGCCTTTTATCTACACCTTTAAGCAGGGTGTTAATTGGGTAAATGCTATCTGTAAGCCTATTGAATGGCTTCGTGATTGCTTTTTTACTTCCTTTGCTAAAGGTGGGAGTGCTACTGCTTACAGCGAGTTAACAGCTTATACAGTAGGGCAGAGAGTACAGTATGGAGAAGCGATTTATGAGTGCTCAATAGCAAATACAGGTAATATTCCGACCACTTCGCCTGATTATTGGGTTGTGGTTACCGCCGATAGGGTTGGGATAAATACACGAATTAGATATTTACCCAATAAATTAGTGTTTGAATTTGCTTTGAACCAAAGATTTAAGACTGCATTTAGACAGCCCAATAATACGCTAACACCTACGCCATCAGATATTTACATACAAAATTCTAGTGTAAATATAGGATTTTTTATTGGGCAGAATGTTGGCTCATCAATTGGTTTAACGCTTTCGAGCGAAGGAATCCCACAAAATGCAGTTAGCTTATCCAATAACTTTGTCATTTATGTTCCAATAGCAAAATATACTAGCTTGGGAGCTAATGCAGAGCAAATTATACGATTTTGGGCAGATAAAATAAATATGGCAGGAATGCTTTACACAATTCAAACTTATTAATTATGAAAAAGATAGACACCTCAAACATAACTGATTCGCAGCAGCTTAATTTCTTAGCTAGGAGCTTGGATTTTATGCAGGAAAATGTACAAGAGCAGGCAGTGGCTTTGGCTTATTCGAGCCTAAATAATACAAATGATTCTACGCCAATTGCTTTATTTGGGTGCGTTGGAACTTATAGCAATGTAGGATTTGCAAACGACACATACACTATTACTAAAGGAGCGATTTTATACAATGGCGAAATTTACCAAGTTCCTGCAATGGTTGCAACTCGTGCCAATCTATCAGAAACAATTGTTTTTAGAGTTGACACAAACACTTACCAATCTGGAGAGCCTACGCCATACACTGACGGAACGCCAAGAAACACGAACCAAAACAGAACCATTAAAATATACAATGGCTTAACTGGAACAGGTATAGTGGATGCGTTAAATATGAAGTTTTTGAATAGAGCCATAAGAATTACAAGCAATTCAGCAAACCCATTTTTTGATTCGTTCACAATAGGTAATGGCACTTTAGATTATGTGGACATATTAGTTATAAAAAAAGGTAATTTAATTATTTTAAATTATAATATAGGAGCCACTGCAGTCGGAACTGCAGGGATTGGATTGTTTTTTACTTTAAATTTTAATTTTGCAAATGATAATATTACAAGCTTTACAACTTGTGAATATCCCTTTAATTGTACTAGTGCAAGTGGAGTTCCATTTGGGAATGGGGCTTGTAAATTTTTAAATAATAATGATTTGAGGATTTATAATAATACAAATACCAGTGGTGTACAATACAATTTTAAGGGGAATATATCTTATACAACTAACACAATAGGCTAAAATACTAAATCCCTATTTTTATAAGCCACTAGCAGTAATGTTGGTGGCTTTTTTATTTTAGTTTGATAATCAATAAGTTGAAAAAATAGTGTAGAAGGATGTAGAAGGATGTAGAAAGTAAAGTATTTGTTTACCTTCTACGCCTTTTTTCTTTGATTTATAGTGTGTTATAGTAGTTTGTAGTAATGTAGAAGGAAGAAAGTATTATATTTAGTCTATTGAAAAATAAAAAAATAAAAAAAATAAAAAAAATATTTTTTGTCGTAGGAATCTAACAGATTTTTTCATTTCTTCCTTCTACACTTCTACATTTGGGTTAATTGTCTAGTATTTAGGTAGTTGAAAAATATTTCTTCCTTCTACATTTTAAATTCTTCCTTCTACATTTCTACAAAAAAAAGCCTTAGAAAAATCTAAGGCTTTTTTAAGAATTTGAGTAAAGCTAAGAGTATGAGCAAACTAAATGCCCCAATTGGCGAAATTATACAACAAAGTACAATGAACGCAATAATATAAAGTAAAATCATGAGTTAATTAAATTTAAACTGTCCTCTTTTTCATAATAAATTGTTTCTTTATTTTCCGATTTGTGGTAAATATAAGGTGGTTTTTTCTGTTCTGGTGGGTTTGGGTGTTTAATTTGTATTTTTGCCAACACCAAAAATGTAAATAACGATGCTTTAATTTTCCAGTTCATATCCTTTGTAAAATTGAGTGACTATATTATTGATTAAGGCTGATTCAGAGCCGTGTTTTTGAGATTCCTTCTGTATTATCGCTTTTATCCTATCATTGGAGTAAAAGCTCGTTTTATGCCTTTTTTGGTATAAATTATGGTATTCACCTCTTTTTTTTGCCATATAGCCTTAAATTGTTAGTCCACAAATTTAAGACTTATTTTTTAAATTCTAATATTTGTACATGGAATTTATTTATGCGTCAAATATCGAGGGTGAAAAGCCAATTATGGTCATAAATGGTCATATTGGGTATGATGAAGAGGCTGGAATGGGTGTAGATGGTTCCGTATTTAAGCGTGAATTAATGGCTTTGGATTCTATGGGTAAAGAAGCCATAGAGATTCAAATAAACAGTCCAGGGGGTGATGTTGTAGAAGGTTACAATATTTTCTCAGCAATGGTTATGGCTAAAACCAAGATTATAACCATTAATGTTGGGCTTTGTGCTTCCACTGCATCTTGGTTGTTTGAGGCAGGCGATGAAAGAGAGGCTATGGATTACAGTATTACAATGGTCCACAATCCTTATAACGCATCAGGAGAAGAAAGTAAAGCACTTGCAGTATTTAGGGATTCAATCGTGAAAATGCTTGCAAATAGAACAGGGAAAAGTGAGCCAGAAATATCTCAGCTAATGGATAATGAGACTTGGATGGATTCTATTATGTGTTTAGATTTAGGCTTTTGCACTAAAATAAAACAAAGCACGAGCGAAAATAAACCTGTTTTAAGTAAAACCAAAAACGCATATAAAGAGGCGTTTAACTTTGTAAATTCTATTAATCACAATAAACCAATTATTAAAATGAATTATTCAAAAATCTGTAATAAGTTGGGCATTGTAGAGGCTTCAAATGAAGATTCTATTTTGGCTACACTTGATACTGTTATGAATAAATCTGCAGTTGATTTGGCTTCTATTCAAAATAAGCTTACTGAAAAGGAAGCTGAACTGACTGAAGTAAAAAAAAGCCTTGCAGATTTAGAAGCATCGAGCAAAGAAGCTCTGAGTGCTCAAAATGCATTACTTGCAAAAGCAATGGTGCAGAGATACGCAAATAGAATCACTGCTGATTCTGTTGAGGCTTGGGAGAAAAAGGCTGAAAATGATTTGGAAGGCACTGAAACTCTTTTAAAATCAATTCCTATTAATAAAGCAGGAGTGGATTTGAACGCACAAAACTCTAAAAAGGGTGAAAGTGGCAACGTGGAAACACCAACAAATGCAGCATCATTAATGGCTGAG